GACCGCAAGTTCTCCCACCGTCAGGCCGTCATGGTGCAGCGTTTCCTTACGCCCGTCTGGGGTTACATCATCGGTTGCGCGATCAAGGAAGGCTACCTTCCCTCCAACGAGTACTGGACCAACGTAACTTGGACTACCCCGAAGCGTGTCACCGTCGACGCCGGTCGAGACGCCCAGCAGAACCGTCAGGACATCGAGTCCGGCCTCAAGACCCTTACCGAGAACTATCTCGAAGAAGGTCAAGACCCGAAGGAGCAGATGCGTTCCAACGCCGCCGAGAAGCGTTACCTGCTCGACCTGTCCAAGGAGTTCGACGTCCCGCTGTCGATGCTCTACAAGCCCCAGAACGTCGCCCCCGCCGACATCAACGCTTCCGTCGCCGACGACGAGCCGGTCAAGATGGACGACGGTGCGAAAATCGTCGAAGACGACGTCGACCCGGACGACGAAGAAACCTTCAACAAATAATTCATGTACTCCCTTTCCAACGCTTTCAAGACCTTCGCGCCGATGCTCATCGAGCCGGCGAAGGCCAAGGCTTACCTTGAGAAGGTGGCCAATCTGTCGCCGACCGACCTCAAGGCGAACGACGACCTAGAGGACATGATGGAGATGCTCTTCGGCCCCAAGCCGATGCTCGTCAAGTCGGGCGACCTCGCCATCATCCCCGTCAAGGGCGTGATTGGCTCCGGCCTTACGGAACTGGAAAAGATGATGGGTGCCACGGACATCGAGGACATCCAAGAGATGCTGGAAGACGCCGAGCGTGATCCGGGCGTCGAGACCATCATCTTCGACTTCGACACGCCTGGTGGCACCGTCACCGGCGTCCCCGAGATGGCTGCTCGTATCCGGGCCTGCAAGAAGCGTACCATCGGCTGGACCTGCAAGCAATCCTGCTCCGCCGGTATGTGGCTGATGAGCCAATGCGACGAGGTCTATGTCAGCCCGTCGTCCGTCGTCGGCTCCATCGGCGTGTACATCCCGATCTACGACATGAAGGCGGCTTACGCCGAGGAAGGCATCACCGTCGACCTCATCAAGGCCGGCTGGGCGAAGGGCGCGGGCTACACGGGTACGTCGATGACGCCCGAGCAGCGTAAACTCTTCCAAGCCGACGTCGACGAGATGCACGTCTGGTTCAAGGCCGACATCAAGGCCGTCCGCACCTACGCCGACGAGGCCGATATGCAGGGCCAATGCTGGTCTGGCAAGAAGGGCGCGGAGAAGAACCTCGTCTCCGGCCTGATGAACACCTTTGACGACCTCCTCATGGCCATCGACCCAGAGGAGTACGCCATCTACGAACGCGCCGAGAAGCAGGTGCCTTCGACCGGCCCCGCTGGGTACGCCCAGGCGGCTGATGTCTCTCCCGAACAGGGTGACGACAAGAAGGACGACGGCGTCGCCCCGATCTCCGACGACAAGAAAAAGAAGAAAAAGAAGAAGAAGCCCGACGGAACGGATTCGGACGAGGACGAGGACGATGCGGAAATTCCCGACGAGGGATGCCCGCCCGTGGACACCGACTGCAAGCCCAAGGCTTGACACTTGGCTAAACGCATGACGCTCGAAGAACGCCTCAATTCGCTGAAGGAAGCCTTCACCGGCAAGACCGCCGAGGTCGAAGCCAAGGCCAGCGAAGTTGCCTCCCTCACCGCCAAGGTGGAAGAACTGACCGCTGCGATGTCCGCCAAGGACGCTTCGCTCGCCGAGTTCACCGCCAAGGTCACCGACCTGTCCGCCAAGCTCGCCGCCGCCGATGAACTTCGTGCCAAGGCCGAAGCCCAGGCGTCCGCCATCGCCGCTTCGCAGGAAACTGCCGGCAAGAAGGCTGCTGCAATCGCCGCCTCCGTCGGCGTCTCCCCCCTTGAAGTCACCCCCGCCGAAGTCGCCGCTACTTCCAAGAGCGACGAGGATATCTCCGCCGAGTGGGTGGCCCTCAAGCAGACGGACGCCAAGGCGGCTTCCGACTTCTACAGCAAGAACCGTCCGGCCATCCTCCGCGCCGCCGGCCTTCGCTGATCCCTTTCCCCCTAACCTAACTCCCTACTATGTCTAACAGCATTGGTGGTTTGACCCTCCAGCTCGTCGCTGAAGAGTCCCTCCGCACCCTCGTCCCCGAACTCGTTCCCCTGACGGAAATCGCCGTCACCGACTTCGGTAACTACGTCGCCGAGCGCGGCACCACGGTTCACACCCGTTACGCCGGCTCCTTCACCGCCACCACCTTCGACGCCGCCAACGGCTTCGTCCCCTCGGACGCTGTCTCGACGGATGTCCCGGTGACCATCGCCGACCTCAAGTATGTCGACGTCGCCTTCACCGACTACGAAGCCTCCACGCTCTCGCTGGAACGCCTCCGTCGCCTGTTCTTCGCCCCGATCGCCAACGCCGTCCAGAAGTCCCTCTTCGACGAAGTTCTCTCCAAGGTGACCTCGGCTAACTTCACGACCGCTGCTTACTCCGGCGCGAAGACCTCGTTCAACCGTGTGGCCATCGCCAACGCCGCCACCGCCCTCACCAAGGCCAACCTGCCTCACTCCGACCGCAAGCTCCTGCTCTCGCCGGACGCCCTCGGCCAGCTCGTTCAGGATGCCTCCGTCGCCCAGTCGTTCTCCTACGGCAACAGCGATGTCATCCAGAAGAACGCCATCAGCAAGATGCTCCACGGCTTCTCGGTCTCCGAGTACAATGGCTTCCCGACCTCCGGCACGGCCTTCACCGAAGGTCTCAACGGCGTCGCCTCCTGCAAGGAGGGCCTGGTCATCGTGACCCGTGTTCCCGCCAGCCCGACCACCGGCGGTGGCGAGCAGCTCGTCGTTCAGGATCCGGACAGCAAGTTCTCCTTCGCTCTCCGCTACTGGTACAACTGGCAGGCCGGTAAGCACAATATGTCTGCCCTCTGGCTCGTTGGTTCGGCTGTCGGTAACCCGAACGCCCTCCAGCGCATCGCCTTCACCTCCTAATCGGAGGTACCTTTCGGGGGAGTTTAAAATCCCCCAAAGCGACAATGCGAAGCCCTCTCCCCGCGCCACGGGGGGAGGGTTTCTTATTTTGACAATGGGCTAAACCCATGTCGGGAATCACGGACGAATGGGCGGCAGACGCCTCGGAAATCCTTTCCGAGATTCCCAAGGCCGTGACTGTTAAGAACGTCCCAGGCGGCACCCCGGTACCCCTGAACGCCCTGATGACGCAGCCGGCGATCATGCAGGACTTGGAGACGGGCGGTTTCCTGAACCAGACGTCCTTCGACATGAAGTTCCTCCGCGCCGACGCCGTGGCCAATCCGGGGCTTATCGCCTTCGGTAATGTCGTGGCCTACGGTGGTCAGGAGTTCCGCATCATGACCGTGACGGACCGCACCCCGTCGGCCTGGGTGATCGTCAAGGTCCAGACCAAGGTTCAGTAATGGCCTTGGTGGTCCAAGTCGCCCGAGGCGTCAAGGTGGACTACACCGAGTTCGCCAAGCACCTTGCTTTGTACAAGTTGGTGATGCGTAAGACTTCCGAGGAAATCGTGAAGCAGCAGTCCCGTCTGTTCGCGCAGGATATGTGCGACTTCACGCCTCCCTTCTCTGGAGCCCAGCCTAGCATCCGCAAGGGCGGTGAAGGCGGCTTTGGCAACAAGGCGAAGAAGAAGGGTCAGGACGCCGTCAGCCGTGACGTCCGTAAGATTTTCGCCCCCTTGGCTCAAGCTCCCGCCGCCGGCGTCGCCGCTTCGGGCAATATCGGCGTCCTGTCCGCCTGGATTGGTGCCAAGGCTAAACTGCCTCCCCCCCACTACCCGGACTACATCTTCAAGATGGTGGCCCAAGGCCGCATCTTGGGTCAAGGCGAGTGGGAATACTTCAAGAAAACGGAAGCCAAGAAGGGTACCCCCAAAACCCGATTCCTGATGGGTACGACTGTCGGATCGATTCAAAGCATCCACGAACAGCGGCGCGGAAAGCCTTCCTACAAGGTCTATGAAACGAGCAAGACCGAGAAAGTCTATGTCGATGACTGGAAGCCCGTCGAGTCGTACATCAAGCGGGTGCAGCAGCGCGTCGGCAAGCTGAAGTCCGGCTGGTACTACGCTGGTCTTAAATTGGGGCGTATGCCCACTTCCGCTTGGATTATGAACCAAGGTGCAGGCACCTCCGTCTACGCCCCCAAACTTGGCGGACCAGACCCGACGATCAAACTCGGCTCCACCGTAGGCCGTAACTACAGCCAAGGCTACCACTTCATGCGGATGGCCATGAACCACCGGGCTTTCGCCATGCGGGTGGCCATCCTGAAGCACCTCCAGGCTCCGCGCAACCACGGGAAACTTATCGACGTCATCCGCCGGCTCCAAGGCGGGTTCACCCTTACCAATACACCCTAATGCCAACCCCTGCCTTCTTCAGTTTCCGCACCGTCCTTGAGAACAAGGTGGCCGAGTACCTCACTCCGCTGTTCCCAGGCGTTACCGTCAACAAGGGCGTCACCGACGACATCCGGGTCATCCCGATCATCATCGCCCATGCCGAGTCCAGCCAAGCCGTTCCCGACCTTGGCTCCCAGACCCTTGGTAACTACACGGCGACCCTTAAACTGTACATCTACTCGTCCGCCGACGACGAGACCCTTGAGACCCACCGGGCGCGGGTGGTCGAGGTCATTGGTGCCATGCGCGACGTAATCGCCCTACAAGCCCTCTGGAACCCCTCTACGGACGGCCAGCTCTACGACCTGTGGATTGCCAACGACGAGGAAGGCATGAGCCAGCGTCGGTACGGCAATGTCATCGAGTACACGGTCTGGGGCGTCATGCCGGCGGCTCCTTGACACTTGGCTAAACCCATACGACCATGCCTGCAACCCAGATTGATTACGGCGTAGCTCACTTTTACGGCCTGCGCGGCACGTCGACCTACATGACGCTCCAGTCGGATTCTGTCATTCAGAGTTTCAAACTGGATGTTGAAGTTGCCGACGAGTCTGGCCGCATCATCACCGACCGCCTGGACGATCTTTTCATCGAGTTCACTTTTGAAGGCGTTCTACTTGCCTCTGACCAACTTCCGCAGAATGGCGATACCTTTGATTACGGTGGTATCAAGTTCATCACGAAGAACATCGAAGATAAGGGTACGAACAAGGAATTCCGCAAGGTTTCCCTGAAGGCGGTCAAGTATCAGGAAATCGACCCCGCCTAACTGGGCGGCATCCGATGGATGCTCGCTACCTGAAGGCTACGACCGTCCTGCCCCACCAAGATAAGGTGTGCGGCAGGACGCTTCGTCCTTTCTGCCTGCGGCACCGGGTTGCCCTTGAGGCCATCGGCTCTCCGTTTCTAGACCCGTCTAAATCCAAGTTCGACCCGGTTCAGGTCGTCATGGCTGCGCGTATCCTTTCGACCTTTGATAAGGACGAGATGGCCAAACCTCTGTCTTGGGTCGAGAAACTCTACGTCGCCCGCATGGCGATCAGCCGTAAGTACTACTCGCGCTGCATTGGCATCATCCTAGGCTGCATCCAAGTCTCTCTTTCCTACCCAAAGTTCTGGGAGAAAGAAGAAAAGAAGGGAAATAATAAAATCGAGGTCATCCCGTTCCCCTTGTCTTGCATCTCTAGCCTATGCCGTAACGGCGTCGGCCTGGAGGAAGCATGGACGATGCCGGAGGGGGAAGCAGTCTGGATGACTGTGGCCAACGCTATCTACAACGGTGCGAAGCTGGAGGTCTTATCCACAGATGAGGAGAAAGAACTCGAAAAGTTCAACGAACGCATTGAGGCTTACAAGAAGGCCCACAACCATAACTGACGCACATGGCAGACCTATCAGTAACCATCGGACTAGACCAGAAAGAACTGGAAGCAGGTCTTTCCAGCGCGGGCAAGTCCCTTGGACAACTCTCCAAGGAGGCTCAAGCCGGCACGAATCCTTTTCAAAGTGCGGCTAACCAGCTCGGCTCCTCGCAGGGAATCGGCAGTCTCATTGCAGGACCTATCGGTGCTTTGATCGGCGGATTCCTTGATGCTTTCGGAAGCATGATTTCTTCCATCATGGCGAAGGTCAAGGAACTGTCCGACTACGCCCAGAAAATCCGACTTACCTCGCTTACGACCGGCCTTTCAATCAATCAGATTAGGGAACTTGAAGCCATTGGACAGGCGTTCGGCGTCAGCCTGGATTCCATGTCCCGGTCGGTCGTCGAGTTCACGCGCCGTATGGGTGAAGCCCGCATCAAAGGCGGAGAGGTCACCAACATCCTCGCCAAGATGGGCGTCGGCATGGATGAACTTGCAAGGGGTAGTTTTGACGCCAACAAGGCCATGAAGTATCTGGCCGATGCTTACGCCGCCGGCACGGACGAGGCCACGCTGCTTTACTACGGAACGAAATTGTTCGGCGACGCCTTCAAGGACTTGCTCCCAATCATCAAGGCCGGTTCCCGTGCCATCGATGACGCCGCAAACACTTACAAGAAAGCCGACCCCGGTGCCACGGGAGCCCTTGGCCGATTCAAGCAGGACTTGGACAACTGGTGGACCTCTATCACCAACATCTTCATCGACGGATTTGGCGGCTTCGTGGAGCAGGTCGAAGGATTCATCGCAGACCTACGCAACCTTGATACTTGGGGATTCTGGAATCCTTTTGAAAGCATGGAAGATAAGATCAAACGTCTTATCGAGAACGCGCCGAAGTACATGACCAACGATGAGATCATCGAGTATGTCGTGAAGAAATTCGCCCCGGAAGACCAAGAAGAAGCCCGTAAGAAAATCAAAGACCAGCTCAAGGGTGACGGTAAGGTACTCACTCCTTTCGGACTTTCCGAAGCCGGCGCGGCTTCCGAACTACAGAAGATTGGCGGCGGTGACATTTTCGGAGCCGTGGCCTTCTCCCCCATCGAACGCATCGCCACGGCGACCGAAGAAACCGCACAAAATACTCGCCCCGGACTCACGCCCTCCCCGCGCACCCCTGACGAACTATCCCGATAACAATGCCTTCCGCTTCTACTACGGTAAAAAAATACGGTGACGCCCTGACGACCCCCATCCCTCAATCCGGGTGGCAGGTGGAGCAGGACGGATTCGGACTTCTCCAGGCACAGGTAAAGTTCAAGTGGGACATCACCAAGCGCGGAGATTTTACGACTACTTTCAAGAAGGGGGATAAGCTTTCTACTTTCA